TCGACGTAGAGGGGGAGCGTAAGACCTTGGAAGCAATCGACAGATACATGATGTTCTTTATAGAAGATGCGGTCCTAGACAGTTACACATTAAGGGGTACACTATGATGACCAACGAGGACAATATGGATTTAATGGCAAGGTATCCTGATGGGTATTTTGATTTAGCTATTGTTGACCCTCCTTATGGGATTGATATTGCTAAAAATGGAAGTGTTGGGGGTAGTGGTTTATGTAAGGTTACAGATTACGGTGCTAAAAAATGGGATAGTAAAGCACCTGACAAAACTTATTTTATAGAATTAAAAAGAGTTTCTAAGAACCAAATAATATGGGGTGCTAATCATTTTATTGAAAACGTACCTAAAGCGAATAGTAGCTGTTGGATTGTATGGGACAAAGACAATACAGGAAACTTCGCTGATAGTGAATTAGCTTACACAAGTTTTAAAACATCTGTTAGAAACTTTAAATGGCGTTGGAATGGTATGCTGCAACAAAATATGAAGAACAAGCAAAAACGGATACACCCAACAGAAAAGCCTGTTGCACTTTATGAATGGTTACTTATGAATTACGCTAAAGAGGGGGATAAGATACTTGACACCCACATAGGCAGCGGTTCAATAGCTATAGCCTGTCACAATTTAGGTTTTGATTTAACAGCTTGTGAATTAGACGAGGAGTACTATAGAGACTGTCTCAAGAGATTAGAGCAACACACCTCCCAAGTTAGGATGTTCTAAGGAAAGTCCCTTAAATCAGCTGTAAATGCCCTTAGATGTAATGTCTGAGGGTTTTTTTATTCAAGATAGTCACAATACCTTATTTAGACTGTTTTTAAATAAAGGTAATTCAAGATAATTCAAATGGCTGGAAAGAAAAAAGACGAAGGACAAGACTACAACTCTAACTGGGGTGGCCGTAGAGCAAACGCTGGCAGGCCTAAGAAGGAGTATATAGAGAACGTTAAGGAGATTATGTCTGAGCACATTGACCAAGATATGGTTATGGAGAAGCTTGGAGAGCTTATTCAGAAAGGTGACTACAGAGCTATTGAGATGTTTATGAAGTACGTACACGGTACTCCTAAGCAGACAGTAGATGTGTCTATGGACGCTAAGAGTGATATTAACTTCACATTAAGTAACCTAATCAACTTCAAGGATAAGGAATGAGATACATAGTCCTCATAGCCTTATTGATATTAACCTCCTGCAATAGAGAGGTTACTCCTGTATTGAAATCAGTACACCCATACCTTAAGCCTTATTACACCGAGTTTATGGAGCTCACAGGCCACGTAAACACCTCAGAGGTTATAATGGTTGAGTTCAGTAAGTTAATGCCTAAAGGTGTGCTAGGTATAGCCTTAGGTATGAATGCTGACACTACGGTACTAGTTAAGATAAACACAATCCACTGGAATGAGCTTTCTGAAAATCAAAAGTGGTGGTTAGTAATGCACGAACTAGCACACGATATACTTAACTGGGAACACGGTAAGAACAGGCTTATGTATACTCCTATGCCTTGGTTTGTTAGTGACTTAATGATAGCAGAAGCTAAAAGAGATTTGAAGCAATGATAACTCTCAACGGTAAATATAAACCTCTTATCCAAGACCCTAGTAGATACTTTGTGCTTACAGGTGGTCGAGGCTCAGGTAAGTCCTACAGCGTTAACCTTATGGCCTTATTCCTCACATTTGAGAACGAGCAGAACATTCTGTTTACACGATACACAATGACCTCAGCATATACGTCTATTATTCCTGAGTTTGTAGATAAAATACAAGAGCTAGGCCTAGAGGAGTACTTCGACGTTAACCGTACTGAGATAACCAACAGGATAACAGGAAACAGGATATATTTCAAGGGGCTTAAGACAGGCTCAGGCAATCAGACAGCTGCACTCAAGTCGTTAGCTAACATTACTACTTGGATATGTGATGAGGCTGAGGAGATACCCGATAACAATCTATTCACTAAGATTGATTACTCTATTAGGGCTAAGGACATACAAAACAGAGTTATACTAGTACTCAACCCAGCTACTAAGGAGCACTGGATATATAAGCGTTTCTTTCAAGAGGCTGGAGTTAATCCATCTACTAACGATACTGTAGGGGATACCACTTATATACATACCACATACTTAGACAACATAGATAACCTAGGGGAGAGCTTCTTGCAGTCTATGGAGGCAATGAAAGAGCGTAGGCCTATTGAATATAACCACACCATACTAGGAGGCTGGAGAGAGAAGGCTGAGGGTGTTATCTTTACTAACTGGAGTATAGGAGAATATAAGAGCCAAGGAATAGACGTACTAGGGGCAGATTTCGGCTATAGCACCGACCCATCAACTCTATTATCTACCAGCATAGACAAGGCCAATAAGCGTATATATATTAAGGAGCACCTCAATAAGGCCAATATGAACACCTCACAGTTAGGAGCTATATTCAGCCAAGTAGCTGGACGCAATACTATTGTAGGTGATTCAGCTGAGCCTAGACTTATTAGTGAGCTCAAGAGATATTGCAATATAGTACCCACCATCAAAGGCCAAGGTAGTGTCAACTATGGTATAGCCTTACTACAGGACTATGAGCTTATAGTAACTCCTGAGAGCACCAATATCATTAAGGAGCTTAATAACTATCAATGGAGCGACACTAAGGCCGAGACACCACTACAGAACGGTTTTGACCATCAGCTCGATGCACTCCGATACGCTGTCTCTTATCAGCTAGCTAATCCTAATAAAGGTAAGTACTTCATAGGGTGATGAAGGCAGTAGGTGTGATCTTATTTATCATTCTATGGATTATGCCAAGACTATTCAACTATATAGTTGTTAGAGTACGTCACTATTTAGAATCAATATAAATAACAAAAAAGTTGTAAAAAAGTTTGGTGGTATGTAAATATGTAGTATATTTGTATCAACAAAAATAAACAAATGAACACAATTAAAAACATACTCTACACTATCTTAATGGGCTTAGTATTTTTAGGTGCTATGCTAGTAGGAACACAAGCCAACGCTCAGTCTTGGGACGGTACTCACATATATGCTCCACAGTACACTAAACACTATAAAGGTAGTCGTATGTATGCAGTAAAGGCTAACGGCTCTGAGGGAGGCTCTGAGGGCTTTCTATTGACACGTAGCTCTAAAGGTTTACACTTCACCTTAGGCATTATGGAGAACAGCTATGGAGATTTCTCTAGATACGGTATGTTCGGAGTAAGCTTAAAAGAAACTAAAAGCTTTCAGATATCTGCTCACGTTGGATACGCTACTAACTACAACAAGGCTTACTTGAGTAAAAAGAACTCAGCTAAGCTATACAAGTATCTGCCTGAATCAATGGCCGACGCTTCTTATATGCCGCTATTCACTATGACATATAAGCACAGGATAACTAAGAACGTAGGAGTACAGGCCAACGTATCTCCTATGTTCGTTAACACAGGCCTCTATGTTCAGCTATAGGACTACACACCACTTAGAGGTTATGATGCAGAACTCACAGTTATATCCACGTGAGATTATACTACCAGCTAAGCGTGAACTAGAACGTCGCTACAGGTTAAGGAGAATAAATTTCAAAAAAAAGTAAAAAAACTTTCTAAAAAGTTTGGTGGTTATAAAATAAGTTGTATATTTGTACCAACAAAAACAAACAGTTATGCAATTAAAAAAACACATATTCGAGATTAAGAAAGAGATGAATGCTAAAGGATGGAGCAACATCACAGCTGACGAGTTCTACAAGCTAGACTTCTTTACTAAGCAGTACATTATGGATACTATAGATGACTCAGAGAACTTTGACCCATCATTCCACGACATAGTACTAGGTAACGGCCATATGTTTTGGACTAATGAGGAATGCGAATTTTAATGAAGGCTCTACTCAAATTGCTAGGGGTTACTTACTTTGTATCTCCTAGTCAGCTCCTAGTGATTCACGTTAAGCTGGATGAGATAGGTACAAAAGTTTACGTTAAAAAGTTGTATACGTCAAAGATAGGTCGTATATTAGCAGAAATTTTATAACTATGGAAGGACTTTCAATAATGGTCGTTAACGGAGACAGATATCTTATCAACTTAGACTCACCTTTTGCAGCTCAAGAGACTGCAGACAGGATACTTAAGCAATACCCACAGGATGCGTGTGTGGACTTTGTACACGCTGAATATACAGATTTCAACAATGACTATCCAAGATAAGGCCAAGAGTTGGGCATTACGCACAGGAGCACTCAGAGTGTACCCTCAGACGGTGTTAGATACTTATGGCTGTCAAGTCAAAGGGAATGATGGTAAGTATCGCAAAGGCTCTAAGCATTACGTAGAGCTAGTTATCGAGACAGGCAACTCACGTCACGTAGGTAAGCATCATTACGAGCAAGGCCAACAAATGACCGATAAGATTAACGAAATATATATCCACTATTACAAACAGGCACACCCTTATGAAACTAATTAAAAACAAAATACGCATACCCTTTGTCAACAAATTGGCATATATGGGCACAGGCATACTATTAGTAGCTCCTTATTTAGTTAGCTATCAAATAGGCTTCATTCTATTAGCTGTAGGCATAGCTATGCTTACACCTCAAGTGTACAAGGCTAAGCAGTGGAATTTAGTTCTGCTCAACATCAGCTCAATCATAGGCTACACCTTGCAGATATTTAATCTTATTTAAGGCTATTCGACTGACAAGTAACGCAAAACAGTACAAAACATTAATAAGTGAATGAGAAGTAATGCAAAACAAAAAAACGACAATAAATAAAATGACTGATATAACAAAGTGCAAAGGAGAAGGATGCGAGGCTAAAAATACTTGTTACAGGTTTACAGCAACGCCAAGTAAATACCAAGCGTATTTTACAGAAAGCCCTATCAAGAATGGTGAATGTGAACACTACATAAACCATAATAGGTTAAACAAATGGAGAAAAAATATACTGAAATAAATCAGGCTATACCCTTACTTTTTATTTAGAATCAGTATAAATAACGATTATTTTAAAAAAAGTCACTAAAAAGTTTGGTGGCTTATTTTTTTGTCTTATATTTGTACCAAACAAAACGAAATGACAACATCAGTACACACATCGGAAAGAATAGAGGAGAGACTAGAAGCTCTTACAAGCGTAGACGTCAAGCTAGAGACTACTACAGCTAACTACACTAAAGTAGGTACTATAGCAATCACTGAAAGCTTTAAGGCTCAGGTTAGCGCTAAGCTAGAGGCTATCTCAGGCCTTAAGATGCGCCCTAACAAGTCTTACGCGTTTATGCTAGGCCAATTACAAATGAGCGTGACTAAGTTCGACAGTGAGGCTGACAAGCTCTCAGCTAAGGGTAAGCAGTTAGTTGCTTCTATCCACAATAGCAGAGGAGAGTCACAGGGTACTGCATACTACGCAATCGTGAGAGACAATGTAGTGACCACTACTTGCTTAGTTAAGCCTTACACATCAGTAGGCAACGGCATAGCTGACAAGCTAAGAGTTGATGCTGTAATAAAAAACTTGAAAAAGTTTCGTGGATAATTTGGTAGTGTCAAATATATTTCGTATGTTTGTGCCAACAAAGTAAATAAGTTCTTTAAAATATTGTAGTAATAAGTGACCGAGTGAGGCAATTCACTCAGGGAGACTAGACGCACAACCTGTAAGTGAGTATGAGTATTGAATAGCGGCTGAAATAATAGTAAGCACGTACCTTCGGGAGTACTAAAGAAAATATAGCTATAGCAGGCAATGTGAAAAGATAACAAACCCAAGCGAGGTGTAGGGAGTGTCTGAAAGATTGGCAAAGAAATGAAATCGTATGCGGTTATTGGCCGAGCTAGTAAACGAATGAGGCTAAGAGGCATCAGTCAGCTGACTTTAACTCAACGGTCACCTTACTACAAACATATATCTCGGGGTCAAGAGTTCACATACGACAGTGTTGACTACTGAGCACCCTCCATTGACATAGCTTGAATGTGTGGAGGGTTTAAAATACTTTGTTTTGTTTTTTGTTTAGATTAGCCTCCTTAGTGAGGCTTTTCTTGTTTACTTGTTTTTAAATAAAGCATTTAATGAAGGTATCAATCCCACAGAGCACTAACGACATAACTGTCGATCAGTATGCTAAGTACAATATGATAGCTGACGACCAAGACAAGGAGTTCGTTGGCCATAAGATGTTAAGCATATTCCTCAATATATCAATGAAAGATGCTCTCAATATGGAGCAATCAGTAGCTGAGGAAACTATTAAAGACCTCAACGATATGCTGGACACTCACGAGGATACATTTTCTTTTAAGCACAATGACGTTGAGTATGCTTTTATCCCTGACTTAGAGCAGATGACTTTAGGTGAGTTCGTTGACATTGAGGATTACATAAGAAACCCTAAGGACTGGACTAAGGCTATGGCCGTACTATTCAGGCCTGTTAAGCAACGTATTAGAGACCTTTACGATATCGAGCCCTATATAGGCGACAAACGCTCACAGGAGACGGCTAAGGACTTTCCAGCATCAGCCTTTATAACTGCAACGGTTTTTTTTTACAATTTAAGCAAGCAGCTCACGCTCAATTCAGTTTTCTATTTGGGCAAATTAATGAACAGCAAGCAAATGAAGGACTTGAGGACTTTAGCCTCCAAGGACAGTTCTCAAAACGATGGGGATGGTTCAACGCTTTCTACACGCTTAGTGACGGAGATGCGACAAAGTTTAAACAAACTGCTGAAATAAACCTCTTCACAGCATTAACATATTTGAGTTATATAAAAGATAAAAACGACACTGAGAACAAATTACATAAGCAAAGAAAATGAAAGCATTACTAAACTTAACTGACGCTCTAAAAACTGAGCTGACAAACAACAAGCTAATCAACCAAGTGACTTTTGGCACTCTAGATGAGGTTGAGCTACTTAAGAGAGATAACTATCCAATGGCTCACGTTGGTATCTCTACAGGCTCAATAGACAGCTCTACGTCTGAGATAGAAGTTAATATTCTATTCCTAGATATCGTTGACGTTGCAAATGAGAACGTGGATACATTTAACGACAGCGAGATATATGTGATGAATAATATGTTGGCAGCGGCCACCAAGACAGCTCAAGAGCTACAGAGAGGTACATTGTACGAGAATGGCTTTCAGGTTGAGGACGGTGCTGAGGTTGAGTTCTTTTCTGACAAATTTGAGGACAAGTTAGCTGGTGTAGGCTTAGACATAAGAGTAACTATCCAGAATAACGTTGACCTATGTTAAAAGGTGTCACATCTACTTACCCTAAAGCGACTAGAGTATTAGAGCGTTACAAAAAGTATGTGGTGTCACAAGCTAAGGCTAACCTCACACGCAAAGGGACGACTTCTAACAAGCTTAAATCATCCATTAAGGGTTATGTAGATAAAAAGTTTAATCGTGGAGTAGGAGGCCGCTTTACAGGAGGTACTTCACTACCTAAGTTACGCTTTACTATGAATGATTACGGTCAATTTGTGGACACAGGTGTTAAGGGTACAAACCCAGTAGACGGTAGAGCTATGGGTGGTCGCTCAGTGTTTGGCTCAGCTGGTAAGTTCAGCAAAAGAAAAAAGATGATACCTACTAGGGCAGTATCTAAATGGGCAGAATCTAGAGGCCTCAATAAGTGGGCGGTGGCCAAATCAGTACATAAGAAGGGAATCTCAAGGTCACTATTCTTCTCAAAACCGTTTTTAAAGAAATACACCTCCACAATGAACTTATATCACGAAGCAGTAGCTGATGATATAGCGAACAACATAGGGAATCAAATTGCTAAGGCTATAAAAGCTAAGAATAGAAAATGAGAAAGTTATATACAAGGTCGCCAATATTTGTACAATCATCTACAGGAACTGATGTTGAAGTTGGTATAAGAATATGGGAAGGTAACACATCATCTGTACCTTCAACAAACACCTACACGCTAAACAAGACACACAACTCTAACGGAAAGGCCACATTTGAGGTGTCTGACTTACTATCTGACTATATAGAGCATTCATTCTCAGGCACTTACAATAGCAGACCTGTATACGTTCGTTTTTACGTTATAGAAACTGGAGGCTCCACATACAATAGCGAGACACTTTTAGCGTTAGACGGCTACACAGAAGGCGACACAGTTCAGTACATCACGCAAAGTGAGTACAATATAGCTAGCGACGAAATACTTATGACTGTTGGAACTTTAGCAACTCCTGAGGACACTACTACAGTTATACCTATAGAAGGAGCGTCTACAGTTATCTTTTTTAAAGATGATTTGCAGAAGTTCGTATATACGGCTACAACGGCTACAACCTCTGAAAACGAGGTAGAGTATGCTACATCTGCTGGTCACTCAGCATCTACTTTTTATGCTAGAGTAATTCTAGACGGTGGCACTATTGTAGATGAGCACTGCTCTGACGACATTATGGAGTACGTTACTGAGCTAGACGTTGACACTGCTTATGTAATTGGAGCTGACGGGAATGCCATAGTCGTAAATATAGAGCAGCTACCTTGTAATAAATACGAAAACTCTAAGTTAACATTTGTCAACAAGTTTGGTGCTTTACAGGATATTCACTTCTCAGCTAAGAACTCTAAGAGCTACGAATTTAAAGGTGAGGAATATAAGTCACACAGCTTCGACTATGACAACCTATCTAATAACTACGGCCAACATTCTAAGACATCATTCAATAAAAATGGTGAGACAATGCACAAGCTTAACACTGACTACCTACCTGAGAGCTACTCTGAGTACTTTAAAGAGCTCCTAATGAGTGAGCGTGTCTGGATGGAGCATAAGGGTACTGTTGTGCCAGTAAACGTCTCTAAGAGCTCTCTAGAGCATAAGACGCACGTCAACAATGGCCTTATTCAATTTGAGATTACAGTAACTGAGTCACATAACATAGCTACAAGCATACGATAATGAGTAAAGGCCTAAATATACTTATCAATACATCGGGTACTTACGAGCAACTTGAGACCTTTAAAGATGAGAACATCACCATTAAGGAGAATGTTAAAGACTTTAGAGACATTAAGAAGGTATTAACCTCACTATCTAAAAGCTTTACTATTCCAGCATCCAAAAGAAATAACAGGATATTAGGCCACTACTACAGGAATGACTTGTTTAATGTGGACTCAAGAGCACTTATAGACGCTAAGCTTACGCTAAATGATGCAGATTATAAGTTCGGCAACGTATCTCTTGAGGATACTAAGTTCAAAAATAATGAGCCTTATTCCTACACTATAAGATTCTATGGCAACCTCACTGAGCTTAACAAAAAAATAGGTGAGGATGAACTTACTGACTTAGACTTTTCTGCTTACGACCTACAATCACCTTCTTTTTTTAATCAATTTCAATCTTCATCCGTTTCGGCACTAAATAGGCCTCTAGTCTTTCCTTTACTATCTAGAGACAGGAGATTCCTAAGTCACTCAGGTGACAGTACGTACAGTCAAACAAACGGCTACACGGATGCACCCAACGTTTCCTATGTAAACAGTACTCGTATATCTGGCTACTATGGTGTGGTGGAGCAAGATTTGGTAGGTGCTTTGCAGTCAGGAGCCATACTAGATGCTATTGAGGCCAAGTATGGCCTTAACTTTACAGGTGTTTTTAATGATGCTGGCTACATAAGAGACTTAAGGCTATTATTGCTTAAGCGTGGAGGTGATGGGCTTGACGGTGGCACATTGATAACTAAAAGTGTAGTTAACTTCACACCGTCCAACACATACACTAGATTCGAGACAAACTCAGGAGGCTTTGAAACGTTTCAAATTTACGAATATGTCAACTTCTTTACAGAGTACTACGGTGAGGTTAATTTTCAAGTAACTACCACAGCTAGCAACTTCAAAGTTCACTTAAAAAGAAACGGTGAGACAATAGAGACTGTTGAGGACACGAACTCACACACAATAACGCTAGACAATTCAAATGACAACAACTCAGTATTTACTTTTGAAACTGAGGCCTCGGGTATAGCTACAATAACCATTAATGCTACAGTATATGCCAAAAAGAGAGCGAAGTCGACGATAACTACTCAATCTACTCAGGCCATCTCAGGCTCAGCGTCGTACACAGGCTCAGACGGCGACTCGTATGTTGTATCCGACAACTTACCTCAAATGAAGGTAATTGACTTTATTAGCGACCTTATCAAGAGGTTTAATATAGTGGCAACTGTTGACAGTGATTTGAACGTTGATACACAGCACTTTGATTATTACATCAACCAAGGTAACACCATAGACATCAGTAAGTATGTAGATATATCAGGCCACAAAATAGGTAGACCTAACTTTCACAGTGGCATAAGATTCACAACGGAGAAGGTTGAAACTATTGGCGAGTATGGATTTCAAAAAGTTAATGGTAGGAAGTACGGAGAGCTTAAGTTCGACTTAAATACTGGAGACGGGAAGCTTGACGGTGAGATGTACAAAGTTGACTTGAAGTCAAAAATGATTCCTATAGACCAACCTGTTGACGTGAACTGGGGGATTATAACAAACTTTCAATCAATGATTTTAGTAGATAAGAAAGGTGAGGAGACTCAGTTAGCACCAACTTTTCTATACACTAAAATAATGGATAATAGGTACATAGCTTATGACAACGGCTCAAGTGTAGTTCAGGTTAATAGCTTTATTCAAATTCCTTCCGAGGTTTACTACGAGAATGAGGACTTTGACACTGTCTCTCTAGGTGAGTTCGTTGTTGGTAATTACTTCGCATCTGAGCCTAGTGTTATATTAGCTCCAACTTTAAATTTTAAAGGAGCTAACTTATTTAATGCATTTTACAGCAAGACAATATCAATAGCATTTGGAGAGGCCTCTAGGAGAGCCGAATATACCGCCTACTTGCCCATAAGGTTTCTAAGTACTTTGTCAACTGCAGACATAATTGTGGTGGCCAATAAGAAGCACATAATTGAGAGCTATAGTACAAACTTTCTTACGGGTAAAACGTCATTCAATCTTATACAAATTGATGAAGCTACGTATGACTTATTTACTACTCAAAATGTTACTGTTGTAGACACACCTTATTCAAAGGAGAGCTCTTATATGTCAGCTGACACGGGTAGGGCTACAAGGTTATCTACTAACAATACTACTACTCACAATGTTATTGGTGGTGATAGTGGTGTTTATAGAATGTCGCTAGTATAATGCCTACTCAACTAATCATAGTAACTACGTACGCTGGTACAAAAAAAGGGGCATAAGCCCCCTTAAGACCTTAAAGCACTACCAACATAACCTTCTTTGTGTAGAGCGTACTCTATCTCAAGAGCTTCTTTTCTAGTTTTACACTCACATAATATTATTACCTCAGAGATATCTCTTTTACTTTTATTTTTGTGAAAGTTCAATCTACTCTTTAAATTTTTAGTTACGCCTACATAATTCTCTTTTACTATAAGATAAACTACAGGGCTATGACTAAGCGACTGATATCTTTTCTTTGCATAAGAAGCTAACTTATCTTTATTGGCCGATTGCCACTTATTAGTACTGGCGGCTATTCTTTCTCTATTAGCTAAGTAATATTCTTTACTATATTTTCTTTTTTTTCTCACATTGCAAATATAAGTAATTTATTTGTATTTACCAAATTAAAAGGTGTTTATTTTGCAGACCTCTGCCCTATGTAAATTTAATTAAAAAAGTTTGTCTACACTAATAATAGTGTTATTACCTAGTATCTGCTAGTCTGCTAGAGAAATTTACAAAGAATTTACAGGCTATGGTAAAAGCGACAGTTAGCTGTTCCAACTAACGTCCATCTTTATTAGGGTTTAGAAGTGTAGGGAGAGGGTTCCTACTTAAAAACAACTTTTGCTATGTTTTGTTTTTACCTTCTTACTGTTTTTAAATAAACTGCTATGCTTAAAGTAATACAAACCCTATTGACATTACCTCAACCAAGAGGAAACGAGATGATTCGGAGAGCAAAAGGTTACTATAAACTACCCAATAATTTTAAAGGGTGGTTAAAATTACTTAAGTTAAGAATAAATGGCTAAGAAAACCAAACATATCCACATTAACGTCACTTCTAACGTATCAGGAGTGTCTAAGAAGGCTACTCAGTCATCTGACAAGCTAGGCGGCTCACTTAAAAATACTAAAGGACAGGCTTCAGGAATGTCTATGGCTTTTGGTGGCCTAGGCTCTAAATTAAAGAACTTCGCTAAACATCCAGCGGTATTAGTTGTAGGTGCTCTTGCGCTTATAGGCAAAGGTTTACAGGCCGCACTTAGAGTAGCTGAGGGCTTCTCCAAGTCAATGTCTAAGTTATCTGCAATATCAGGAGCTACAGGAAGCGATTTAAAAGCACTTAACGAGAACGCTCAGCAATTGGGTAAGTCCACACAGTTTACTGCAGCACAGGTCGCTGACGCTCAGACAGAGCTAGCTAAGATGGGTTTTACGACTACAGGAATCTTAAATGCTACATCAGGAGCTCTTGACCTTGCGGTATCATCAGGTGTTGAGATGGCTGAGGCTGCCGAGATTATGGCCGCAACAATGAACGGATTTGGGATGGAAACGTCTGAGGCTGGTAGAATCACCGACGTAATGGCTAAGTCATTTACTACTAGTGCACTTGACGCTGAGAAGTTTAGAGAGTCTATGAAGTTGGTAGCTCCAGCTGCTAAGAATATGAAGGTGAGTCTAGAGCAGTCTACTGCCGCCTTAGCCGTACTTGCTGACCAAGGTATTGCTGGCTCAATGGCTGGAACGTCACTTAGAAGAGTTTTGGCTGAGTTATCTGCTAAGACTGGCAAAGACTTTAGAAAGTCACTTGACATCTATGCTGACAGAATGGAGAATGTTACTTCAACATCTGGAAAAATGGCTATAGCTACTGAGGCTGTGGGTATGCGTAATAAAGACGTACTTATGTCACTTATTGCAAATAGAGATAAACTAGATGACCTAACCTTGGCTTATGAGGGGGCTGGTGGTGCTGCAGCTGGAATGGTAACAACTATGGAGGATAACCTCTCAGGTGACAAAAAGAAAATGAAGTCAGCTCTTGAGGGTCTAGGAATTGCAGTATCTGAGGCCTTAGGCTTAGAAAAAGCTATGCGTGGCCTAGTTGGTATCGTGACAAGTGCGGCAAATGGCTTCACAAACTTTTTTGTGACTTTAAGCAGTAAGGCACAGCTTGCTGGTGTTGAGTTCAAAATGCTAGGTAAGAGAATATCTCTATTTTTTCAAGAGTTTGGACTGTCTGCTAATGGACTTATGGAAAAGATTGCTGATGTACCTATTTTAGGTAAGGCAATAGATAAGGAGCAACTTGCTAAAAATAAGGCCGCTTACAAAGAAACTATTGGCGACTTAGAGAACGAGCTTGAAGGTCTAAAAGATAGACAAGGAGAGCTCAGGGCTGTTATAAACGAGGTATACAATCCATCTGAGCAATCTGGTGCACCTCTAGAGGGTGATGAAGTGACTAGGTCAGTAACCACAACAGATGAGTTCATTGAGGGCGAAGGTGAGAGTGAAAGCGACGACGGCAAACTCAATAGACTTAAGGACTTCTTAAATAAGCAGACGCAGCTTATACAAGACCACGAGGATGAGACTCACTTGGCTAAGATGGAGCGTATGCGTGAGAGAGCCTTAGAAGAGGCTGAGCTACTAGGAGCTAACGAGCAACAGCTTGAGGATATAAGAGTTGGCTATCAGGCTCGTATTGACGCTGCAAGACAAAAAGACGTTGACGACAGTAGAGAAGCTGAGCTTACAAAAAACAGAGAGAAAATTCAATCTATGCAAGAGAATCTTGACACTATGGCCAGAGTTTTCGGTGAAGAGACTAGATTGGGTAAACTTGCGCTTATTGCTAAACAACAAATGGCCAATATCGAGCAAAAGATAGACGGTGAGGTTACTATGGGCAAAATGGTTAAGGCTATGGCTGAGGGTACTGTTGACTACTTCAAAGGACTTACAGCGGCAGCTAGTAAACCATTCCCTTTAAATGTAGTATCTGTGGCTGGGCACATTGCAACAGCACTGCCTTTGTTTATGCAACTTAAGAGAGCTTTTAAGAGCTCTAAGGCCTCAGCTGGTATATCCGCTCCGTCAATCGGAGGAGGAGCATCAGGAGCCACCTCAGTGGCTGCACCGTCATTCAATGTAGTAGGCCAAGCTGACGCTGGCTCTCAAATGGTAGCGAACGCAATACAAGGCTCAAATAATAAACCTATTAAAGCGTTTGTAGTTAGCGGTGAGGTATCTAACCAAGAAGAACTTGAAAGAAAGGCCAACTCAACCGCATCAATATAGAGCAAATCTTGTTTTTAAATAAAGGACTTATGAAATTGTATGAGCTACTTATCGACGACGAACTAGAGACAATGGGTGTAGAAGCCATCTCTATTGTGGAAAACCCAGCCATAGGTGTCGATTTCGTTGCTTTAAATGAGGATACTACTCCTATACAATTAGCAGAAGTTAGCTCAGACAAGCGTCTACTTATGGGTGCTGCATTAATTCCTGATAAGCCTATCTATAGAAACCAAGACGGAGAAGAGTTTTATATATACTTTTCACAGGACACTGTACGTAAGGCCGCTGAAATGTTTTTTAAAAATAGCAATCACCAAAATGCCACGTTAGAGCACAAGGACAAACTAGCTGGTATGACAGTATACGAGTCTTGGATTGTGGAGGACACCCAATTCGATAAGAGTCGCAAATATGGTCTAGAGATGCCTGTAGGAACTTGGATGGTTACAATGAAGGTCGATGACGAGGACGTCTGGAGCAAGTATGTGAAAGATAACAAAGTTTTCGGCTTCAGTATTGAAGGTCAATTTGCAAACGCATTGAGACGTGAAGTTGAGCAACCGCTTCCTGAGTTGCTTTCAGACCAACAAATAGACAAGATTATAAACGACATTAAGGTAGCCATCGAGGAGCACTACTCTTAATATAAAAAAAAATAACTATGTCAGTACAAAGAACTATTGTAGGAACTAACGACGGCTCAAACCCATTTGACGACCAGTCTAGTGGTGTACTGATAAATAACAATTCGAGCAACACCACGATAAGTGCTCACTCTGAGGATGAAGTACTGTCTAAGCAAATAATTGTAAACCAATCAAATGCCTCAGTGACCTTAGGGGGCACTATAGATTCATTAAGCGAGTATTTTATTGACGGTATTGTGGATGTGGGGTCAACTCAAATAACAGTACCCGTAGGCGGAATGACCATAAAAGGATACTCCTTTGATATAAGTGGCCTAACGTCATCTATTGACGGGCACGAACTATTCACTTCTGAGGACGGAGTTGGCAGTGGCAACTTATTGGCTACAGATGTTTTCTTTCAATGTACTGGAGTAGGCTCTAAGGTTTTTAACCTAACAGATTCTAACGGCTTTCACGCTATTGAGATGAACAGGGTTAATTACATAGACTGTACATCTCTAGGGGATATATATAACTACAGGCAGGGACTAGAGGCTGGGACTGGCAGATTTGGAGGCTCTCCTTCTTTAACACTTCACGGCACTTGGCTTGGCGGTTTTAGAATTACAACCTCAATAACTAGGAATATGAGTGACACCACTACGGAGCCTCTATTCAAGGCAGGGACTGCTTTCATTATGAACTCTAGATTTTCTACGGATATGAATGTAGACTTAGGAACTCTGCAGCCTCTTTTGGACTTCACCCCTTCTAACTTTCCTAACGAAAAGACACTCCAGCTAAAAGAGATGATAGTGTCTAGAGATTTCGTTTTCAACAAACTAGATACAAACCTAACTCCTAACATAACTGAGCTGGATGCAGCTTCTGAGTGGCTTAGCAATGATGGCCTACCCAACACACCTACATTCCAAGTTAAAACTTATCAATTTGAATTAAACAACTTTCAAAGAGGCAACGTTGCTCCTGTTGCTGTAGACATAGGGACTGCACCTGTAATAAACGGATTCCTACTAGATAATGTCAACTCTAAAATGGCCTTTAATTTTATGATTCCCTTGGACTGGGACTCCGAGACAGATATGCAGTTAATGGCTATGGTGGCTATACCTGCTGGAGTTACGGCCACAGTTGGAGATAAGATTCAGCTTCAAGTTGAGCACAGGGTCACAAGGAGCGGAGGTGTAACCAAGCTGGATGACGCTGGAGTGGTGCACGATACAGACCAGCCTCAAGGTACAGCCCCATACGGAGTAGTCAATGACAACGTTATTTTGGCTGGAAAAAATACACAATACTACACTTATATGCCTCACGTTATACTGCCAGCTAGCACTATAGGTGATGTTGGGGGTGTATTTAGTGGAGAGATAAGCCTACAAGATATAGGAGTGGGTAATGTAGACTCCATAGTGTTGTATCAATTACATCTAAATTACAAAGGCTTTAATCTAAATTAATGGTAATAAAAGCTAAATACAAATGCCTTTACAGGCCTTATATGCAAGACGTATATCAAGGCTACGGAGGGTTGGGCACGTCTCATAACAATAGCGTAGTAACTCAGCTAGATTCTAGACAGTCTGACGGGCAGATAGACAGCACCTCAACCTCTTATATGTTTGGTGGTGGGAAGTTATTTGTGTATAGCAATATCAACACAGGTTCTCAGCTTATCTTTGTAAATGAGTCGGTTTTTATAATAAACAACTCAGAAAACATACTAAACGAGATAGACACTGAGAGAGCTCTAGAGTTTATTAACGAATCTGACTGGGCTCCAGAATCTGAGCCAGAATTAATTGACGTACTTATAGCATCTTTAAAAGAGCGCTCTGAGTATTTTGAGAACGAAACTGCAACAAGAGAACTATTGACAAACCTTCAAAACTGTACAGATGAGTAATTTATTAGAAAAAGCGAGCATATTATTAACTCCTACTGCTTATAGTGATGGTAGCTTAAATACTGTTTTGCCAGAATATCAGGTCTTACCACAAGAATTAGTTACTAATGGTACGTTTGATACTGATAGTGATTGGAGTGCGACTAACTCTACTATAAGCATTTCAAATGGTGTTTGCCAAGTTAATCCTACTGCAATTTTTGGATATTTAAACTCTACGTCATCTTTTCAAACAGGTGTTGGAAAAAAATACGTTTTTAGTTTCGATTGTATAAGTAGAACAGGTAGCGGAAATGTTTATTTGCAGATAGGTACTTTTCAAAATGGGAATAACGTAACAAATCAGAATATAGGTAACATTGAAGATAACACAAGTTATAGTATTACTTTTACTGCAACATCTACAACTTCTTTTTTAAGAATTGGTTTTGGTGGTAGCGGTACATCTGCTACAATAGACAACGTAAGCGTAAAA